CAGTCGCAGCATTGTCTAAAGCAGCTAAATTCGTAGTTCGCGAGTATAGTTTAGATACAGGCGTAGAAGCAGCGCCTTCGCTAACTGCCCCGCCACGTAACACGGTGGATGAAGTAGCCAAGAAAAGAGCAGAGGTCAGCCGTAAATTGAAGGCTGCAGACTCGCAACCGCCTGAATTGCCTGGAGAAAGTTCGGCAAATCGCGGCGAAAAGATGATGGACGTTAACAATATGACCGAAGAAGAGTTTAACGCTCTACCAGAAGCTACGTTACGTCGTTTACGTGGAGACGTTGTCTAAAATGCCAAGAAATTACCGCAGCGAGTATGACAATTACCAAGGCACCAGCGCTCAGAAGAAGCAAAGGGCTAAGCGTAATGCCGCTAGAAGGGCCATGACCGCTGCAGGTAAGGCGAAAAAAGGCGATGGAAAAGACGTAAACCACAAAAAGCCGCTTTCTAAAGGCGGCACTAACGCTCGTAAAAACCTGAACGTTGTAGCGGCCAAGAAAAACAGGTCGTTTAAGCGCACACGTACAGCTAGAATGAAATAGGAGCTAACAAATGCCCATTAAAAAAGACCCTAGACTAGCCAGAGCGGGGGTATCAGGCTTTAATAAGCCTAAAAGAACGCCATCGCACCCTAAGAAGTCTCACGTTGTTGTGGCTAAGCAAGGCGAGCAGGTAAAAACTATTCGTTTTGGTGAGCAGGGTGCTAGTACAGCGGGTAAACCTAAAGCTGGCGAGTCTGAACGTATGAAAGCCAAACGTAAATCTTTCAAAGCTCGGCATGGTAAGAACATTGCCAAGGGCAAAATGAGCGCAGCCTACTGGGCTGACAAGGTAAAATGGTAGGAGCGAACTATGTTCAAGACTTGCAAAGGGTGTCCAACACCAGCTAAGTGTAAAGCGGCTGGCAAATGTTTAGGTAAAAAAGCTGCAAAACCTAAGGCCAGAGCTAAGAAGAGGCCGTACTAATGGCTTACACTAAGCCTTCTCTTAGGGAAAGGCTTAAAAACAAGGTTATGGCTTCCTCCAAAGGGGGGAAGCCCGGCCAATGGTCTGCCAGAAAAGCTCAGTTATTAGCTAAAGAGTACGAAAGTGCTGGCGGCGGATACAAAGGCGGCAAGACAAAACCCCAAAAATCCTTGTCTAAGTGGACTAAGGAGAAATGGGGCACGAAGTCAGGCAAACCGTCTACTCAAGGCAGTAAGGCAACTGGCGAGCGGTATCTGCCTAAAAAAGCCCGCGCTGCTTTAAGTTCTAAAGAATATGCCGCTACTACTAGAAAGAAGCGCGCTGACACTAAGGCTGGTAAGCAAGTTTCTAAGCAGCCTAAGAAAGTGGCTAAGAAAACAGCAAGATACAGGTAAGTGCTTGCATTGTTATATTAGTGAGACTAATATACAGACTACATTCGTACGCTAGAACGATATCTAGCCGTGCCGTACACGTTAAAACCGTATCCTACCCCGCCTGCACTAGGCGTAAAACTTGTCGAGGTCGCGCCTCGTAAATAAGCGCTAAGTCGTTGCCTTCACGATACGAAGGAACGGGTTAGCCGCTCCTAAAGTCGGCTACTAGCGGGCACTCGTGCCCATAAATCGTACGCATATTTTTAATTTTTTGGAGGCCTATCATGGCTAATACCAATTTTGCGTCGTTGACTTCCGAGCAGTTAACCGCGTGGAGTCGCGACTTCTGGCGTGTTGCCCGCAACATGTCTTTCGTTAATCAATTTGCTGGAACTGGCTCTAACGCTATGGTTCAGCGAGTTACTGAACTTACTAAGTCTGAAAAAGGTGCGCGAGCTGTTATCACCTTGCTAGCCGACATGACAGGCGACGGTATCACTGGTGATTACACTCTGGAAGGTAATGAAGAAGCGCTCCGCGCATACGACATTACTGTTTCGCTTGATCAGCTTCGCTTTGCTAACCGCATCGCTGGCCGTATGGCTGACCAGAAGTCTGTAGTTAACTTCCGTGAGACATCACGAGACGCTCTTGCTTATGCAATGGCTGACCGTATGGATCAGCTGGCGTTCTTGACCTTGGCTGGTATTTCATACACTCACAAGACTAACGGTGCGCTACGTCCTACTTCTGCGACTGCAGGGCACGAGCTTGTTGACCTAGAGTTTGCTTCAGATGTAGCAGCTCCTAGCTCAGCTCGTCACCTACGTACAGATGGCGATGACATCGTTACTGGTGATACTACTGCTCTCGTCGCAACTGACAAGTTCAAGTATCGTCATATCGTAGATCTCAAGGCATACGCTAAGGACAACTACATTCGCGGTATCCGTGGTGCAGGTAACGACGAGGTGTTCCATCTCTTCGTAACTCCTCAGCAAATGGCTGACCTGAAGCTCGACAATGACTTCCTGACCAACGTCCGCAATGCTGGCGTTCGAGGCAGCAGCAACCAGTTGTTCGCTGGTTCTTCAAGCCTCATGGTCGACGGCGTCATGGTTCATGAGTTCCGTCACGTATTCAGCACTGAAGGCGCTACTACTGGTACTTCTGCTGAAGCTGGTGATCCTGGCTACAAGTGGGGTGCAGACGCAGACGTAGTTGGTGCGCGAGCACTGTTCTGTGGCGCTCAAGCTCTTGCAATGGCTGACATCGGTATGCCTGAAGTTGTCGAAGATACTTTCGACTATGGTAACCAGTCTGGTATCAGCATCGGTAAGATCTTCGGTCTCCGTAAGCCTAAGTACAACAGCGACTACAACGGTTCTACACAGGACTTCGGTGTTATCGCTCTTGACACGGCGCAGTAGGAAGTAACTCAAGATCCCCCTTCATTTGGAGGGGGATCTTTTTTAATGGAGTAAATATGAGAATAGTGTCTGGAAAAGACTTGCGAATAGCCACTCTTTCGGGTGCGGTTGTTCTACTTAAGGCTAACGAGCCTAGAGATGTATCTAACACCATCGGCTCTATAGCGATGCAAATGGGTGCGAAGCAGATAAATGATATTATAGGCGTCGTAGAACCAACTCCCATAGAAATAGCAGTCATAGAAGAAGAAGTTGATGATAGTATCATCGACATTAAATTAGTTGCTGCGCTCGAACGTTTAATTGAGCTTGGTAACCCAGAAGATTTTAAGTCCGACGGTACTCCAAAAGCCGCAGTTGTGAATAGGGCTATCGGACGAACAGTTCGCTCTGACGAACGTGAGCGAGCATGGGAAGTAGCACTTAACTCTTAGTAAGGTAGGTTATGACAGTCACAGTACAAAGCGTCATCGACCGCGTTCAAGCAACTCTACAAGATACTACAGGTGTTCGCTGGCCTGTAGTAAACGAGCTGATACTTTGGGTTAATGACGCCCAGAGAGAGATAGCCTTATTAAAGCCAGATGCTTCCGCTATCAATACGACTGTCACTTTAGTCGAAGGCACTAAGCAAAGCATACCTAGTGACGGCAACAGACTTCTGCGGGTAATGCGCAATATGTCTGCAGCCGTTGACGGTTCAGGCGGTAGAGCTGTTCGGCTAGTATCCCGAGAAATTATAGATGCACAAACCCCCAGCTGGCATGACCCTGTTGTTACTGGTGATGCTGCTCACGGCAGTATTATCAAACACTATGTATACGACGAGGCAAACCCTCGTAACTTCTATGTATACCCAGGAGTTGCCGCTGCAGCGGACGCTTTTTTAGAAGTTGTTTACTCCGCTAACCCAGCAACAGTTGCGCAGGGTGATAACCTTAGCATCCCTGACATATTTGCGAACGCTGTTATGAACTATGTGCTTTACATGGCTTACATGAAAGACGCAGAGTACGCAGGCAATTCACAGCGAGCAGCTAACCATTTTCAGTTATTTAATGTTTCAGTTGCGGGTAAAGGTCAGATTGATGCTATGACATCTCCAAACCTAGATGTAGCTCGCCCAGCAACTGTAACGCCAATGGGGTAATCCAACATGGCAATAGCGTACGAGACGTTGCTACCAGAAATACTTCCTATGGTTCCAGGATGCCCTGACACGCTCATAGAGAACACTATTCGTGCTGCTGTAATTGAGTTTTGCGAAAAGTCCGGCGTGTATCAAGCTGAGTTAGACCCGATAACCACTGTAGCTAATATCTATGAGTACGACTTGGAGCCTCCAGCGGGCACAGTTGTCCATAAGATTATGTGGG